TCAATATCAGATATACTATCAAATAACGATTCATTCGCACAAATAACATAAAACCTATTATGTATTTTTACTAAAGTTGGATTCCAATACTTACTCTGATATTGACTAACATCATCTACTAATTGTTGTAAGTAATCGCACAACACATATTCCTTATAATACTCTGCTACATATGTTATCGCAATCTTTAGATTATATGTAGAGTATTCGGCTGAATAATATTTGTTTTTTACGTCCCATGTAAAAGGATTCAATATGACACGACGAAAATTTTGTACAAACTGTGTATTGAAGGGTCCTTTTATGTGTAGTTTTCCATTTTCAAAAAATATTTTTGTGCGCGTAAATTCTATTTTTGATTCTACGACTTCTGTTAGCCAATCTAAAACTAACAAATTCTCAATTTGGCAACCCTGCTTTTTCAGTTGTCGCTGATATTTTACAATAAGTTTATCAAACAATCTTGCTTGATTTGTAGTTATCCTTTTTTCTTCTGTGATAATTTTAGACAGATTGGAAAAAAAGGAATAGTCTTTTTTGGATACATGTACGTACCCTTTTATGAATTCTGCCAACAGTTGATTCTTAGATAACATCTACAACATTATAGATGAGATTCAAACGTATTTCAATTATTATGGTTATTCAACGAGATATCCAATCTTGCGCCCGGTATATCACATAAGTTTCCCTCAATGAAAGTATTGAATGCAAGGGTGTATCTAGGATCTTTATACTTATGAGCATCAACATAATGATTTATGTAACTGGGCCATATTAGTAGTTTTCCCTTTTGTGAGTTACTTGTAATGTCGATACTATTCTTTTTTAGTATAGTACCGAATATCCATTCATATTTGGTATGAAAATCATTTTGTAATTCAAAATGTGTCAACGTATTGGGATGGTCTGTGAGATAAAACAACCCGCTGAATATACTCATTGAATGCCAATGGCTGCTTGATTTTTCTCCAAACTTTGATTTATGCACCCATGAATCTATTATTGAAAGTTTGCCTGTTTGAAAATGAAAGTTGGACACTTGTTGTAGACATTCATCGAACCAAGAAAATGCTTTTTTGTTATAGTAATACTGACTATTGGGATAAACTAGATTGCTAAAAATTTGTACCCCTTGTTTTCCTGTTTTGGATGTAGTCCAATCGAAACTTTCATTCTGAACATCGTTTAGAATTTCATCTGCTAAATTAGTCTGATCATGAAATTCAAAAATATACCCATTATGTATTTCTATTTTATTCATAAAAAATTATTATCAGGTCTTTCTACACTTAATTTTAGTCTCGCTGTAGGCATAACATTAGCACCGCTAAACATAGTGTTGAATGCGATTGTATATCTAGTGCTTTGTTCAGTATGAACATGAATTTTATGTTGTAGCATACTAGGCCAAATTATAAGTTTTCCTTTTTCAGCAGTAATTTTGATTTCTTGATTTTGTCGAATCATGTCACTGCTTATAAAATGACTCCACGTGTCATAGAACATATCAGGAATAGTAAAAACAGTCTGTGATTTATTAGTATCAGTCAAATATAAAAGTCCACTAAACACAGATAATTCGTGTTTATGACTACCTGCTTGCATACCAAATTTTGTTCTCGTTGACCAAAGATCGGAAATTTTCAAATCAAATTTAGTAAAATGTTTTTTAGCTACTTGATCGACGCAATTTTGAAAATAGTTATACAATCCTTCATGATAAAATGATTTATGCTGATTGTTTTCAATTATATAACCTATATTTGTACCCGGCGCTCTACCCGAAGAAACTGCTTGACTTACATCAACAGGTTGTCCAATTGGCCCGTATTCAATTGTTTTTACATATTCAGAAACTTCATCTACCAAACTTAGTTCAGCTTGAAATTCATAGCAGGGATATGACCCCATATAAAATTGTTTCATAGAGATATTTACAAACTAATTATTTTACCATAATTTTAATAAGGAAAGAGGACCTTTCGGTCCTCTCGCCTTAGCGGGTAACGGAGTATCAAGCCCGCTTCATGACAGTACTCTCAGCAAGATTGCGCCAGTTGTCAGCACTCACTTTGACCAAATCAGCAATCTTGAGCGCCATACGCATACTCAACTCACGCAAGCGAGACTTGTTGTCCCACATGAATTGAAGCACTTGTTCACCTTCACCATTCTCGAAATTGTAGTCGCGGAACAGACCACCGTCAGTATCACGATGCACCTGCTTGATACGCAACAACTTGTCACGCTCGGTGTCAATCGTCAAGTCAAGAAAGTGACAACGCGACTGAAGTGCCTCAAGATGATCCTGCAACTTCTTCGACTTCAAATTCTCAAACTTGATGTTAGTGATGAAGATGCAAGAACCGTTGAAGTCGAAAGCATCGGGGATGCCCTCTCGTCGCAACATATTTGAGTCAGAGTTCCAGTAGATGCGACGACGCTTGCCTGAGTCAAGTGCAGCCTTGAGAATGTTGAGCGACAAATCGTCCATCAACACCGAGTCACAGTCATCGAACACCAGAACGTGATTCTTGTCGCTATGCTTGAACAGACACGCATAGAGACCAAGAGCCGTCATAGCACCTTTGACCACCTCATATTTGAGAGTCTTACCAGCAAGACGATCAAACATTGACGCCTTTTCTAACTGCTGCTCAACACCAAACGACTTACCAACGCCCGGGGGACCACTTACGATCATTGCGCGAATGCCGCCGTTCGTAGTCGCCTTAGCCATTTCATCAAGAATCGCAAAGCGAGTAGCAATACGATTCATTGCCTCGTCATCAGATTCGACAACTGCGGGCACTTGCGGAACAACTTCTGTCATAGAACCCTCACCTGAAATGAATTCAAAATCATGTTGATCTTCAACTTTGATTTTCACAGTATCAATACCAGCATAATCAGCAAACACACCGTCATTACGAACAGTGATGTAACTGCCCTTTTTGCCAGTCTGAAAACCACGAACCAATTTGAACTGCGTATTGATCACAGGGATACCGCGATACGAACCGCTTTTCACTAGAACAATCGACATATATATACTCCGTTAGTCAACAATCAATATAACTATTATATCAACTTGCTAGAAAATAGCAAGAACTATAATTCCAGCAAAATCAACGACTTACGATGCCGAAAATCTCGTTTTTCAGCTGGGAAACTGTATCGTGTTCTACATAAAAGTCCGTAGTAGGATCCCAGTACTGACCTGCTTTCGGGTCATAATATAACACCGCACCCGAGGGGTAGTAGAAAGGACCTTCGAGGCCCTTGCGGGGTTGCCACTTCTGCTCACGCTGACTCAAAGTACGATATCCCATATTAGCCCCAATCCTTGAAATCGCCAGATTCGACTTGTTCCGTAAAACCCGTATTGTATTCTAGAATTTCCTCGTCGGTCATGTCATCTTCTGTGACCAACTCACTAGACCCTGTAGCACCCTTGTAATAGTGGGGCTTGAAAGGACGACGATAGTATGCGTCAGCCGATCCACGATCATAAGGTCCACCATGTCGCTTGTCCATCTCGTTTCTCCGTTCGTTCATTATGTTAATAGTATGCGCCCAATCTAACCCAAAGTCAAGCCTTTTTAGTGCTTTTTTTGCGGAAAATAAACCTTTATAAATCAATAACTTACGATTACTGCGTTACCAGCAACTTCTGACCCTTGAAAAAGCGCCAGACGTTGGGGATATTGCTACTATAAGAATTGCTGGGGAACAACAACAAGTCGGGGATACCATCCTTGTCAAAGTCATTGACAATCGACGATGCAGCACCGCCCCAACCTAAATTACCCGTAGTCACAATTTTACTCATATCGAAATAATCGAATCCGCCCTTCTTGTCATTCAGATAGACCACGGGCAAACCATTTTCGCTAAAGGGATACATTACAATATCGTTGTACTTGTCACCATTGATATCCTTACAATCGAAATTGTTACCCAGTTTATCCGTTTGTTCGTTACGAATGTTCAAGGGAACTTCGACAATATTGTTACCTACTACCTTAGTAGCCTTGAATACAGACAGACCTGCTTTCAAATTATTTTGTTCGACAGTCATGCCCTCGTAAAAGTTAGGTATGATTGCACCAGCAAGCATGAACAATACAACGTTCTCACCATCAGGGCTGAGTTTCATTTGACAACTTTCAACAAGTCCTGCAATAGTGATGTTCTTATCATTCAACTTGAACACAGGTTGTGTTCCGCCCTGTTCACCAGTATAGGAGATTGTGTTTACAGTACCTACTTTGGGAGCAAGCACTAATGATTGTAGATTAGACCAAACACCATTAGTGTTTTGAACATGACCTTCAACAGTAGTGAAGTTACCAAAACTGTTTGATGCTTGCAACAGATAATTTGTCCAAGTAGCAGTACCTTGCGAATTGTAAAATTGAAATGTTGTGGGACTGACTGATGGTGCACCTGCACTCAACTTGTGAGTGCCTGCACTATCAAACAAGAACGATGATGTATTATTGACCGACGTAAAGCCGTTGCCATTTACAAAGATTTCATTCTTGATATTATATCCAATACCTATACTGTGATACCAACTAGGTGTGCCAAATTGTCGTATGGTATAAGTAGATCCAGTTGATACAAGAGCAGCCATTGGCGCAAATATGTCGTACATATTTGCAGTCAATCTACCATCTTCTTGATTGATGGCGTATACTAAATCTTCTTTACCATCATTGTTGATATCACCACGCGCTACTTTACGTGAGCAACCACCCAAACTAGTACTACCTGGCAGATATTTTGTAGTCTCGTTTGTAAACTTACCATTATCAAATATAAAAATTTGTACCTGACTATTACATGGAAGATTACCAACTGCTTTGCCAAAGTTTTCCATAGACCACATGTGTACAACAAGATCGTCCTTCTTGTCACCATTCACATCCAAATATGTGGTATTACTTGCAACAGTTGGTTTATAGGGTCGATCAACTGTAATACTGTTACTTACCTCAGCAAAATATCCTTTGATAGTAACAACAACTTGGGCAGTTGATGTTGAAGAACCATTAGTACAGTTTAGTGTGTAGGTATTTGTGCCGGGGGCTACAGTAGAAAAATTCTGTGTACCGTTGAGTGAAATATTTCCAGTCCAAGAACCACTTGCATTACATGATGTAGCATTGCTAGCAGACCAGGTGAGTGTAATACTATCTCCCTGAAATACCTCTGTGGATGTAGCATTCAAGGTTACGTTAGGTGCTGACACACTATTAGGAGTTTGTCTGGAACTGTCGCTACTGCCACCTCCCCCTCCACCGCAACCGACAACGATTGCTGAGGTAAAAAGTAATGTACCGACATTGATAATTTTTACACTCATAAACACTCCAAATTATGTGTAACAATACAAATATATTATAAGAATTTGGCTAAAATGTCAATATATAAAAACCTAATAAAATCAGTAACTTACGATGCCTTATAGAAAAAAGCCCCGTTTCCGGGGCTTTTGTTTACTTATCCAGTGATGTCTACATAGAGTTCCTTATCTACTGTAGCAGCGCGCCTAATACGCATACCTGGCTGTAAAAACACCGCTGACTCTACAATTTCAGATAGATCATTCTTAGTGTAATCACTATCAATAACAGAACTAATAAGACCTTGAAGAAATTTCTGATCAACCGTAGTTGTCAACCCTTCAGGCGTGTTATCCTGCTTTATTCTGCAAGTAGCACGAACTAAATCAACCAAATGAAATTGTTGCATATTCAATGACATAGTTTACTCCTTATTTCTTCAATTCGTCAACAATACGTTCTTGTTCCAATTCTAACATAGATACACGGGCTTGGTACATTCCATATACCATCCAAAGCAAAATTCCTGCTAGAAAAATAACAATACCATATTTGGGTGAAAGATAATCAAGAAACAATACAGTTCCTGCGCCGGCAGATAATCCACCAACAGTTTGTAGAAACGCTTTAGTACGAACTTTCATATAATACTCCTTTGATTTATTGAACACGATATATAGATTACACGACACAATATGTTGTGTCAAGTGTTATTTCTGATTTTGGGTAAATCCGCAGATACAAACACCGTTGATGAATTTGTGATCACATTCATCATCGATTTGTATTGCTTTGTAGAGTTGGGGAATGAGTCGTTGTAAGTTTGGATATTTGTTCTGATCTACAATTGACATATCTTCTATGCCAATCAACACTTGTTGTAATAGTGTACGTTGGTCTACCATTCATACCTCAAACTAGTTAGTTTGTCCATTTCATCACGTACACTTTTTATACAATCACAAATACACCCAAACTTACCACCTACTTTTACTTCGATGAAGTATGGATTGTGTACGCGAATTTCTACTTTATGTCCACAATATCTAAAATATAATGAACGATATTTCATGTAGCGGTTTACATCCTTGATTTGTATTTCACTTTCAAGGAAGTAACTTTGTTGTAGATAGGTGGTAATAAGATTTGTGGTAATGTCTATAGTCATTTAGCTTACCGTAACATCTTCCATGCCGGCTGTGCGTAGACGAACAATATGACCTAGTTGCCATTGCTTGCTATCAAGACCCTTCATAATACCCAACCACTTGTTACGCAAAAGTGCTACCTCGTTGATTAGTACTTCAAAGTCAATAACTTCATCTTCGCCGTCGACATACTTTTCTGCGTCACGGCTTGTCAATGCTCTATTATAACCTTCCAGATATTTCTGAAAGTATTTACGTCTCAACTTACGCAATTGTATGTTGAGATAATTCAACACAGCCTCAATCTCTTGTAGTTGATTGAAACGCTGTTCAGTGATGCCAGGTAAGTTTGAGATATTTTTCTCTACCTTTCCACCTACCCGGCAATCATATTTAGCTTGCTCTAACTCTGACTCATAGTGTGCTATGAAATCAGGAATTACAGACAAATCAGTTGTGATTCTGGTATACCAGTTCATTCATCACCAATTGTCGTCATAATCCTCTTCTTCTTCCTCTTCTTCGTAATCCTCTTCCTCTTCTTCTTGTGAGGCTACGTAGTCCTTCAAAGCATCCATTACAACACTATCACGGCGAAATTCTGCCTTGATATCTGCTGCTTCATAATCATTATCAATCAATACATTGATCAATGATTCAGCAGCATAAGGAAGATTGTTTTCATCCATTTCACTCTTCAATGCACGCCATACTTCGGCTACAAGTGTAATACTCATCTGTATTATTCCTCCACTACAGAATTTGTATTACTTATCTTTGTTTGACGATTTTGATATTCTGACATTACTTTGTCAAGACAACCATCTTCATTGCTTTCCCAACCTTTGCGGAAGAATTTGATAACTTCACCAGTATCAGTTGTGTAAACAAGACGATTACCTTCCTTCGTCAAAATATTTGCCTTCTCAAATAGATCAAGCAAACCACTATAAGGATTCATGCCAGTCTCATAAGGAATCTTGACTTGAACACTTTCAAATGGCTTTGCGTAACGTGTTTTCATTACCTTACAGGCTGAACGAATACCACGTACTTCGCTGATCTTGTTGCCTTCATCATCTTCTTTGAGTTTGAGTTTCTTCATAGCAACAACAATACTTGAAGCATAGATGAAGCCTTGACCACCACTGATCTTGTCATCTGGATCAAACATATCTTGTGAAGCATAAGTGTGATTAGTTGCGACTAATCCAACATTATGGCTACCAAACATGTTGACACAATTACGAACAAGACTAGTGAGTGCCTTAGGCTTACGACCCATATCACCCTTCATATCACCTGCTTCAAACTGATTGACATCAGTTGGAGTCAACAACATACCAAGACTGTCAATGATAAACAATACCTTCGGCTTATCGTCCGCTGGTAAAAGTTTATAATTTTTCATGAATTCACTAATAGTCTTAGCAACGTCATCAATCATTGCCATGTTCAATTTCAACAACTTATCTTCACTGGTATCAACACCAAGTGCCTTCAACCAATCTTCATCAAGTGCGTTTTCAGTATCGACCAATACTACGAAAATGCCTTGCTGTTGTGCGTGACGAACAAGATTACCAGAACAAATGTATGATTTGCCTGAACCTGATTCACCTGCAAATACAGTTACCTTACCTAGTGGGACTCCCTTGTTAAAGTCTCCGCTAATAAGATAATTGAGAGCGTGGTTACCGGTACTGATCCAATCAGTAGGATCATTGAAACCAATACTGAGACCTTCAATACTCTTGGTAATATCTTTTCTAAATTTACTAACATCAAACGGCTTTGCCACATGGCCTCCTTATTTCAAAATATTTCGTTTAGCGATTCTATCATTGAATGCTATTTTGTCAAGCATATCAGGACAACTGTCCGCGATACGATCAAGTTCATAGTCATTTGGATAGTGTCGCAATGCACCACGCGCACGATCACGGACGATGCTCGGCACCCTAGGCGTCTTGCCCGGATCGCATAATTCCTCAAGTAATTTCTTACCCTGCTTTAGTGCGCGGTATCTTTCGTCTGGTAGTGTCATGGTAGTTTCCTCAGTTTAGGAGAGGGGAGAGTTTTACTTCTCCCCAATACTTTATCAAGCCTTCTGTTGACGGGCACGAATCATCGCTAAAATGTCTTGTGCCTTGTCACTTGAAGTACTCTTCGGAACGACTACGGGTTCACTTTTTGATTCAGTCTCTTCTTCCTCATGGACATCACCATGACCATCTACTGCTTTCTTGGTAGTAACAGTCAATGTTGAAGTCTCAGTTACATGAGGTGCTGCTGCGTCTGCAGGAGCCTCAAGACCATATGGACGATAATATGCGCCCCACTTGTCATTGTCGTAAGGCTTACCATCTACTGAAGCCTCAAACATTTCTTTGATAACACGCAACTCTGATTCACTTGGCTTCTT